GTTGTATTAAACTTGCCATAATTTGTACCTTTATCTATTGCTAAGAACTTTGTCTAGTTTATCTTCTACCCTATGCAGTGCATCCATTACAGCTTGTGTAGAATCTCTAAGTTCACTACGAGTAACATATTCCTCTCGTGTTTTATTTAATAATATATCTATTCTTTTTACCTCTTGTATTAACCCTCTAAATGCCCAAACTGCAGGAGCTATGACTAAAGTTAAAATTATATTCCAAAACATCCACATACTTATTTCCATTTCTTACTCCTGTATTGATTTGAGATACCAGACGAGCCATACAAACCCAACAATTGTTGCCAATAGTATGAAAATAAATATGCCTTCAATTATACGCTCTTTTATTTCTTGTTGACGATAAAGCTGGTCTTGCCTAGCTTTACGAATCTTCCCCTCCATTGCCAATAATTCATCCCAAGCTTTGTGTCCGTGAGAGAATTGGATAAAGGTTTTAAGTTCATATCTTTGTTCTTCTAGTTTTTTCTTAGCCGCAAAGGCTTCTAAAGCTTCTTGTTCTACTGAACCAAATATTTTACGGAAGATAGGTGGATTTTTTGCTGACTTTTCTTTTTGTTCAACATCTGATACGGCACTCATCCACCTTGATAAATCTCCTGTCATAGACTCTATATCTCGCCCTGCTTGAAAGGCTCGCTTTAAACCTGCAAATGCCGTGCTTGCCGTGGTTAAAGCTGCACCAATCGTAATAGGGTCAAACATTATTTGTCCTTAGTGGTGTCTTCCTTTTCTAGACTAGCAACTAAAGTACTAGTGAAAGCATTTAAGGCAACATTTGTTTGGTCTAAGTCTATTTTAATTGCTCTTGATTTTGATTGCAATTGTTTAATTTGCATTATACAATATCTTTGTTCTGTTGACAACTCTTTAGAATTATAATCTTTACCATTAATACTAATTACGTTGTCTTGATTTTTCTTTTTTGTTGCTGTCATACTATTCTCCATTTAATTCTTCTGCTTTAGCTACCGCTTCTTCTCTAGTTGCAAGATTATCTACTATTACCTCTGGTTCGGCATCTTGGTCATCAGTTTGTCTTTTTACGCACCAACCTGTAGGGGTATGCCTTGGACCTTTTGCTACTGCTACTGCTTTATTAGCCATATTTTATCTCCTTATTACTCCAACGCCTCTACTCTTTTTGTAAGGGCGTCAACCTTTGCACTTAACTCTTGTATAGCTTTAATAGCTATAGGCAACATGTTACCTTGTTTAGCTTCTAGTCTATCTGGATTATCATCAAAAACTAAATCTAAAATATCATTTGTTTTTTCTCCAACAGATTCCATAGCTGATTGTAATTCTTGAGCTATAAATCCTACTCTAACTAAATCTTTGTAGGGGTCTACATAATCATCATGCATCTCTCGTGAAGTTAGTCTTCTTCTTTTCCATTTAAATTGAACAGGACGCACAGAATTAATAAAATCTAAACCATAAGGAGAGTCTACGATTTCTGACTTATCTCTTCGGTCAGATAAACTAGATATAGAAGTTTGTTGACATCTAAGACTTGTTACATTACTAGCTCCAAGTGTAAGTTGGTTATTAACGGAGGTTGAAGAACAATCCGCATCATATCCAAAAACAGAATTGTAGTTTCCTGATTGTCCGCTATCACCAGCATAAGGTCCTATAAAAGTATTACCCTCTCCCGAATTTTTAGAAGTAGCTGCTTGATGTCCTATCCCCATTGTGGTAAGACAAGTATGAGGATTGCTACTACTGGCTTGCCCAGCTTGATAACCAATAAAAATGCTACTATGACCTACACCAAAGTATTCCCCTGCATGGAGACCAATAGCAATATTGTGTCCATAATCAAGAATATAATGACTATCCGCAGCCCTTCCTGCCTTATAACCTATATAAGTAGAGCCACTTCCAGCATCCTCTGTAGCTCCTGCATATGCACCTATATATGTATTTCGGTCTCCTGTTGTTATAGCTGTTCCCGCATCATAACCAAAACAAGTATTATCCTCACCACCACTTTGTATAGCATCTAAAGCTGTAGTTCCTCCAGCGACGTTTCTATTACCAGTCGATACATCATTAGCTGCTTGAGTACCACTTGCACTAACTGTAGCTGAATTAATTCCTGTTATGTGACCATAAGTATCTAAGGTTATATCTTGTATAAATGTGCTTCCACTATTATCAACAGAAGATTGTTGACTTGTGTCAGAATGTGAAAAAGTTGTTCCAGATAACGAAAGTCCTCCACCTGCACCGTAGGTTGTATTAGTGTCTGTTACAGTTTCAGTAGCAGTTGCTAACCCTGTTACATGACCATAAGTATCTAAAGTTATATCTTGTATGTATGTTCTACCAGAATTATTAGATGATGATTGAGAGCTTGTATCAGAGTGGCTTATTTCTCCACTTGAGATTGATATACCACTGCCAGCAGAGTTAGCTGTTGCACCATCAGCAACATTAAGCATGGTTCTTAAATTAGCTGGAGTAATTTCTTCTATGACACCAGCACCAGAACTGTCTCTTCCAAGTATTCTATTTGTTGCAGATACGTTTTGTATTTTAGCGTAAGTAACTTGGTCATCAGCAATATGAGCTGTATCAATAGAACCATCTACATAATGTTGTGAATTAACAGAATCATCAGCTAGTTGAGCAGAAGCTATCGCATCATCCGCCATCATAGCGTTTGTAACAGAATCATTACCTAAAGTAATATTGCCTGTGCCATCAAAACTTGTGCCGTTTATAGTTCTAGCAGTTGCTAATGCTGTTGCCGTAGCTGCATTACCTGAGTATCCTGAAGAAGTAATAGTTCCAAGAGAAGCTGCGGCATCTTTAAATGTAATTGTGCCACCATTTGCATTAATCTCGATATTACCCTCAACATCTAAAGTAAAGTCTCCACCATCAGATATTGTTGAGCCATTAATTGTAATGTCATCAACAGTTAGAGTTGTTAATGTTCCTAGTGATGTAATGTTAGTCTGTGCCGCAGTTGTTAATGTACCTGCAAGATTCGTAGCTGTTAATGTGCCATCAATATCAGCTCCACCACTACCTATATCAAGACTAGTAGCTTCTATTTCACCACTAGCTTTAAATACAACACCATCACCAGCACTTACTCTAAAAGTAATTTCATTGTCTGTGCCAAATTTTATTTGATTATCTGCATCTCTACCTACAACTAAACTTGTATTAGTAACAGATGTAATGCCTGTTTGTGCCGCATCCACTGTAAAAGTTAAATCATACGGGTCAGCATTCGTACCATTATCAGTATCTGTCCAGTTTGTAGTTATGCCAGAACCTATGAATTTTACTTCTTTTGCATTACTTACTGTTACCTCTGTACCGTCATCATCTTCTAGAACCCAATTACTCATTGAGCCAGAACCAGATATTTCTGAGTCTACGTATGCTTTTATTGATTGTTGTGTAGCAAGTTTAGTATCAGAATCAGAACTAAAGTTATCCTCATCTAGCACTCCAGTTATTGTAGCACCACCAGCACTACCAACTAAACTACCAAATGTTATTGTATCATCTGCTGTTAACCCACCAACGTGTAAGTTAGCGTAATCGTTTATGGTAACATTACCTGTAGTAGTTCCTGCTTCTGTGTTAGCGGCTACTGTTGCAAACTCATCTGCAGATTCATCCCATATAAATCCTTTGTTTGCAGTATTAGAACTAGAGCCATCTCCACGAGTAATAATAATACCTTGGTCATTAGCACTAGCTGTGTATCCTTGTCCAAGTTTTATTAGATGGTCACTAACTGTTAAGTTAGTTGTTGATATGGTTGTAGTGTCTCCATTTACTGTTAGGTCTCCAGTAACAACAAGATTGTCATTAACTGTAACTGTAGATGTGCTGTGTCCTAAAGATATAGATGTGCCTGATATCCCTGTACCTATAGCAACAGACTCACTTGAGTTTGCAGTGTCTATAATAAGATAAGCATCAGAACCTTGTTTGATTGTAAAAGCAGTTGCGGAGTTATCTGATACAGCCACATTTATATCTGTTCCATCTGCACTAATAGAATCAAGTGCAATGTCACCTACATTAGTAATGTTATTGTCACCAAAACTAGTGTTGTCACCAAATGTTTTATTAGTAAGAGTAGCAGTTGAAGCTGTTGAAACTAAATCAACATCCCCGCCTGTGCTCGGTAAGGTTAGCGTATTTGAAGCAGCTTCTGAGTGTGGTGCAGCTTGAAGTGTTTGTGCGTGAGCATTGCCTGATTCACAGTAAAAGTTAATTTTAGAACGTGAGCCTGAGTTCTTTAAATCAATAGTACCACTCTGAATATCTACATTACCATCTAATCTTACCACTCCACTGCCATTTGGTGTAATAGCTATATTACCATTAGATGTCGATACAATAGCTTCTCCATTAACATCAAGTGACCCACCTAACTGTGGAGTTGTATCTTCGACTACATTTGATATAGCTGCACCAGATACAGCTAGACCAGATACGATTGTGCTTCTAGTAATTTTCTTTAATCCACCACCTGATGTGTCTACTGCTAAAAATACGTCATCATTTGCAACACTAGATATTTCAGATAAACTACCTACTGCCACACTGTTAAAGTTTGTGCCATCTGCTATTAACAAATTACCAGAAGTGTTTGTACCCATAGTGATATCATCACCAGATACAGTTAAATCTCCTGCTATAGTAACATCAGCACCGCTAAATGTTAACGCTGTAGTTGACCCAGATTTTATAATTAAGTTTCCAGAAGAGTTAGTCAAAGCTCCGTATTGTGTACCATTATCTTTTAACAATACATCTGCACCATTAGCGTCTAATACTACATCACCCTCAGTATCTATTATTAAATCGCCAGTGTCATTTACTATATAAGAATTAGTTCCACCATGATATAAGTTAAGGTCTTCTCCAGCACCTATGGTTAATCTACCAGTTGCACTGTCTCCTGTTAAATCATCAGCGTCAGCATCCACATCAAGTTTTAATAATCCACCTGATGTAATATTAGATGCACCATTATCAATGTTACCAAATCCAGAAGTTATACTTCCTGCATTTAGAGCACCAACGGTTGTAATATTAGCACCAGTATCAATAGCCCCTTCCATGTAAGTTGCCAAAGCACTAAGAGCTACTTGTGCCATAGTTCCATTATCATTAATAACGACTCTGTCAGCATCTACTAAAGTTATGGAAGATGCACTTGTATCACCATCCATGATGTTTAATTCAGTAGCAGTGGCATCTACTGCAGCTAATTTAGTAAAGTCTGCCTGCACTAACCCTGATACACCATCTAATAAGTTTAACTCTGTAGCAGTTGCTGTTACGTTAGTGCCACCTATATCAAGAGTAGTTACAGATATTTCACCTGCAACTGTAACAATCCCATTAGCAAGAGTAATTAAGTCTGTGTCATCTGTATGACCAATAGTAGCACCATTAATCAACACATCATCAATATCAAGAGAACCACCAGAAATAAGGCCTGTAGTAGTAATAGTGCTAGAACCAGTGTCAATATTACCAAAGCCTGATGTAATACTACCTGAGTCAAGTGCTCCTACTGTTGTCGCTGCAGTAGTAACTAAGTTAGGCATTGCAGTTATTTCATCATCAAGATAAGCTGCTAAATCTGTTACAGCAACTTGTTTCATTGTGCCATCGTCATTAAGTACGATTCGGTCAGCGTCTACTATGGTTGTAGATGAAGCACTTGTATCACCATCCATAATATTTAGTTCAGTAGTAGTTACGGTTGCTCCATCTAATATTTCTAATTCAGCTTCTGATATACCAGCACTACCTATAGTAACTGTACCTGCAAAAGTTACATTAGCTCCACTAAAAGTCATAGCTGTAGTAGAGCCTGATTTTATAACTAAATCACCTGAACTATTAGTAAAAGAAGCATACTGTGTGCCATCATCTTTTAATATTACATCTGCTCCACCAGCGTCTAATGTAATGTCACCACTTGCATCTACTGTGAAAGCTGCACTTGCAACCTGTACTAAAGTGTCAGCTACAATGTCTAATTGTCCATCTGTGCTAGAATTAAGATAAATAGCAGTATCACGAAACTGCAGTTTTTCAGTAGAAGACATAAGAATATCATCAGGAAACTCAAAGTAGTCTTCGTCTTCCATCCATTTCATTACACCATCATTTGTTTCACCATCAAATGTAATTGTAATATCAGTTCCTGCAGACCCTGCTCCAAACGTAAGTGTATTACTTATTAGTGCAGTAATAGGTCCGCCCTCACCAGTTGTACCATCGTGTGTATGTCCAGATGTAGCATTAAATGCTGCTAACAGTTGGTCAAATTCATCGTTAGTATCAGCGGCTTGAATTGTATCACCAGTGGTGTATGTTGATTGTCTTGTATATGATGCTCCCATTTATCTCCTAGCTCCTGCGTCAAATTCTAATTGAAACCCTTTTAGGGAATATGGAGCTGAAACTCCATTGTCTACTACTCTTAAAGCAACTGCAAATCCACTACCCTCTACTGGTTGTCTAACAAGCGGATTAGATTGCCCTCCATAAGTCACTGTTCCATATGTTGCTGTTCCATACAATGCTACAATACTTGTGCTATCAAATGGATATGGGTCTGGTCTGGGGGTGTCTGGTCCTTCATAGTCATATCTAACAAATAAATCAGCATTAACAGTTCCTGTAGGAGCGTAATTAAGAATAATTCTTTGAAAGTTTTTTCTTATTCCTGCATCTCCCATTGTTAAATCAGGTGAACGAAATCGACCAGTTATTGTTGTGCCATCAAATGTATTACCTTGTTCCTGTCTAAATACAAATCCATCAAACCCACCGTGTATTACATAACTTGCACCTTCAAATATTGTAGAGTCTGTGGAAGATGGCCTAATGCCTACAAACTCAGAAAACTCATACTTATCTGCTTTTCTCACACAAATAATTCCTTTTTCGGCATCTCCAGCAGCTCTTGTAAAAAATATACGATATTGTGTTTTTTCTGGTATTACAACACTTTCAAAATCTGCTACTACTGTTTCGTCTACAAATATTTGTTGTATAGCTGAAGATATAGAACCTAAATCAACGTCACCTATCTTTTCTGTACCAGCAACTGTACGTAATCCATCTGGACCAAGAAACACTAAATTGCCTGCAAATTCTTGAATCGTGTCACCATTTTTACATCCAAGCTCTCTTGTTACTGGTAATAATTGGTAATCTGCAGATGTATTACCAACTAATTTAAATATACTTTCTTCACAAAATATATATAATGCATCACGAAAGGGTTGTAGTCCTGTTATCTTACCATCTACACCTATTGAGCCTGCACCACTTGCTGTAGAAAAATCTGTGTCACTATATGGAGCAGTAAATACAACTTCTTGTGGTGTTGCAGACATCCCTGCAAAAAACAAAGAGTTTTTAAAACTAGTTACAAATTTAGGATTAGATGGTGCTCCTGCTCCATTTAAATCTGTTACTGTGCTGTTATCATACTTTGAAGCGTGGTTAGCTCCATCTGCCCATACTATAAAATCTGTGCCACCTAAATTATATTTAAAGTGTGAAAATTTACCTGCATTAGTTCTGCCTGTGTCAATTTCTGTCCACGAACCTGAACCTGATGCTCCTCTAAATACTTTTTCTCCTCTAGCAGCAATTACGTTACCTTTAAAAAATGCAGACATTAAAACAGATTCTCCACTATTTGCTGTCTGAGGAACTATATTAGTATTCCATTTTGTAAATCCATTAATTCTTCTGTATCCACCTCTGGGGTCTGGCTCAAAGTTTTCTAACTCAAAGGCCATGCCAGCTTCCATAGTAAATGTAGAACGGTCTAGAACTAATCCACCTTGTAACGCAAATACGAACGGACTTAATTGTGACTCATCTGCCATGTATCACCATTAAAAAAATGCAGCTGAAGCAGATGAAGATGCTCTTTGTATAAATGTAGACCTAACGTATTCTGTTCTATTTAATAAAATACTCTGCATATGTTTTATGCCTTCTTCAAATCTAGCAAAGTTTAATTGATATTGTTGTGCTTCTCCACGATACTGATATCCGTAAGCTGTAGCACCATCAACTATAACTTGTTGAAATTGTTCTGGTATAGCAGGAGCATCTGTAGCTCCAGATAAAGTAGTAGGAATTTTAAAAAATTCAAACTTTAATTCATAAGTTTTGTCAGGGTATGGAAATAGTAAAAAATTATTATCTGCGGTACGAACAACATGTCTTGGTGTTGCCCCTGAATCAAACTGTGCCACTCTAACATCGTCTGCATGCGATGCCGCAGTTGTAGAGTTTGCACCTCTTGTGCATCCTGTAAAGGTAGTTGAGCTTGTCCCTGTGTATGTTATTTGCTCACTTTCTATATAAAGTGTGCCTGTAGAAGAAAATCCTGTTGTGCTATCAACAGTTATAGTTGTTGCAGAGCTATTTATAGCTCCATTTAATAATGTAGCAGTTACATCATCTTCTTGAGTAACATGCAAATCTAGATATTCTTTGTAATCCATAACAGTTAACGCACCGCCTGCTGTTCCTAAATCACCATCTTTAGTTATTCTAAATGTTTCATAGTCAACATGCTTTGCATTTGTTGGGATACTATAACGTATAGTTCCTGGAACTAACGTAGTAGTTTGATTATCATGGTTGAATCCCCATCCAAATTCTCTTTGATTAATGTAATTAATTGAATCGTTAACTGCATTCTTACACTGTGTTTGAAATCCTCTTGAACTAGCAAAATTAGCAGAGGTTAAAGCAACCTCGTTAAATCTTGCAAGAACTAAATTAGATAAACCTAAAAAATCGTAAGCCATAATAATCCTATATAAGGAGAGGGCAAGTTGCCCTGCCCCCCCAATAATACAATTACGCTAATTGGTCTCTATCGACTTCATCAGCTAATTGTTGATGCTCACCATTACAATCAATAACACAAGCGTACACTCGTATTTTTCCTGATGTAACGTCAGCAGAACCTGCAATCAATTTTACATCAATTGTATCAGTAGATGCTACAAACTGTGTAAATGTTGAAGCTGCACCTGTTACAACGTCATTTGCCTGTCCATTTGTTCCTTCTGCTAGAAAACCAGCGGAAGATACGTCACCACCATCAATGATGTCGTCACCTGCTGCAAAATCAATATCTACAGTTGGTGATGTACCATTAAAAGCCGTAAGTACTTCTGCTCCTGCAAAGAGAACCAAAGTTCCTGCAGGGATTTCTAGAAGTTGAAAAATGTCACCGTCTGTACATGAATAATCAGTTATTTTAGAAATATCTAAAATAGACTCAATCATTCTCATACTAGTTCCAGGTCTACTACCAGGTAGTACTGCTATGGAATCAGAACTAACACCAGCGGTTGTGCTGGCGGTCATATCAAAAGTTGCCATTTGTTATACCCCCTTACGCTGCGTTATACTTAGCGGTAACGATAGCTTCTGGACGAAGTATCTTTCTACCGTATAAGTGCATTCCACGGACGATGTCTGCGAACGAATCAGGGTCACGGTATGACTCTGTTTTCGTAATTTGTGAAGCTGAAGCTATAGCTGAAGAATGACCAGCAACAATTAACCCATAGTTACTGTTCTGGTTAGCTGTTCCAGATGTTCCTGGACCAGTTCCTACTGCTGGTAAGTTGTTTGACATATAAACGTCAAAGCCATGAATTTTACCAACGGTTAAACCATTCTTCAATCCTGTTTGGTCTCCACCAAAATCGGCATCCATAAGACGAGAATCCTCATCTTTTAAGATTTCGATAAATACAGGGTGTAGAACCAACCATCTACCATCAGTGTCAACAAACTGGGTGTCAAGCAATCTTCCCATTCTTGCAATTACTTGCAATGGTGAGGCAGTTGCTGTGGCTAGAGCTGTTGCTCCACCAGTTCTTGCCTGAATTGGAATAGAGTGGTCGCCAGCACTACTTGTAGTAATGTTACCGAAGTCACCCTTTTTCAACTTCATAGAGGTTAAAAGTTCATCTGAACCTGCAGTTGTAACTGCTTTTGAACCTGAAACGGTGTCATTAGCTGTTCCTGCAACAGTATTCAGAGAGGATTGTTTAAATCCTGAAAGATAACCAAGAACTTCCTGGTCGTGTTGGTCACGTAGTCTATACCCTGCACGGTCAGCGGCCATAGATTCAAAGTTCACGTGAGAGTGAGCTTCTTCAATATCGTCTACTTTAAATGCAAAGTAATTAGCTTTGTCCACCACGAGTGAGAAATCTTCGTCATCTAAGTCTTGTGGAGTAATCTGAGTTCCCCTAGCGTACTCCTTTACAGTGATTTCTGGTTCTTTAATAATTTTAACAGTATCACCGTAATTCGCAATTTCTCCGAAGTAGTCATTATTAGTAATGCTATCTACAACAGAGCTTTTACGAAAGGCTTGCTGGACTTTTTGCGAGTAGATTACGGGGCTAAAATTGCCATTAGGTAAGCTACTGTAACCAGCTGCTGTCTTAAATGCCATTGTATTGTCTCCCAATAGGCTATACCGATTCTCTAAACACTAATAAGACCAGTGCTCTAAAGGTGTCCAAAAAGGGGCGATAGATTCTGGGTGGTTAATAGGTATAAAAAAATCAGAAACTCTACTACACTTAGAGTTCAAAAAATGTGTTAAGTGTTAATGTGTAGACACTTTTAGGCAAGTAGTCCTATGAGGGGTTGCCATAAATATTTAATTTTTACCACAAAAATCAACAAATGTAAAGAAAAAAATTATCTTTGTGGTCTTGATACATCATATATAAAGTTGCCAGACTGTATAGCATCCATGATTGCTTTCTCATTTTTTTCATATTCATGAGCTTTCATCTGTGCAACATCAGACTCTCTCCATTGATTGCTTTGGTTTTCTCTTGTGCTAGAAACATTGTTCTGACCTCTAGTTGTTACAGCTTTTGCCGCATCATTATTAGTCTTTCTTTTTTTAGTACCAGCAATACCTGTATCAACTTTATATAAGTCAATAGCTCTAGAAGCTGCGTGTGCATCTGAATCATTTTCATATAGTGCTTGTTGTACCCATTTAGGTTGCGTAGTTACCCATTCATGAAATTTATCATCTGCTCTAATTTCTTCAAAGTCAGGATGTTGTGCTATCAATTCAGCCTCTGCTCTTTTTCTGGCCGCATCTGCCTCTTTTTCAGCAATAGCTTGTAATCTCTTTTCAATACCAGAGTCAAACTCTTTTGCTTTTTTAGCGGCAATTGTTTCAATAATTTTAGCTACGTCAGGATATTCTTTTGACCAAGCTGCTAACTCCTCATCTGTTTTAGGAAGTTTAATAGCTTTTTGTGTAGCAGAACTTAACTGTGATTGCAGTTCTTGTATTTTCTTTTTACTTTCTTCTTCACGTTGACTCATATGTCTACGTAAATCACCATAGCGTTTTTTAAAAGTTTTTTCTTCTGCATTAAGATTAGCTGTTTCTTCAGCGTCTTCTTTTTCTTCTATTTCTTTTTTAGTTGCTAAAGCTCGCTCTTCTTCAAGCTTTTTTAGCTGTTCATCTTCTTGTGATGTATCTCTGCTATATCGCATAGGAACTTTCTTTATATCTTGCTTTACAGCACCAATCGCTTCACTCATTAATTTCTCCTTATAAATGT